GGGTAGTTTTGGACCTCACGAGTTGCACCCGTGAGACCTCGTTAATTACTTTTAAGGAACCACTGATGCCGAAGCGACCTATAAGAAGCAACAAAACCGATTGGATTGACCGTCTTGAACGGTTAACACAGTTAGTAATGTATGCTCTATATTGGTCGATCGTCATTGGTGTGATGTTATTGACCTCAGCTGCTTTGATCCCAGACCCTCATAAGGGGCCTGTGATTCAACGAGTTGGGGTATCAACGACGTCACTCCTTATTGTAGCTAACGGCTCAGTTTTAGCTGAGCGAGTCTGATCCTATGGCACTCCTAAGGAGTTACCCGGTGGATCTACCGCTTGCTGCTAAAAATTTAAAGGCCCAAATACTGAGCACGGCTAATCTGTGGATCAGTCTTGGTTGGAATGACGGCGAGTATTTTCGCTTTAGCGTCTGGCGTAAGAATGGAACACGGGCTTGGGTGTCACCGCCTTATCAGTTACCTGATATTCCGGAGACACTTGAAGTACCGATTCCTCAAATACGCAAGGGCTATCGCGTTATGCTCGAGTGGTCATTTTACCAACCTAGAAGAAACACAGTTTATCATTACCCTGTTAAGTACCCTTTCAGCCAGAAGAAACGAAAAGTTCCTTCCGGTAGTGGGGTACAACCCTTAATTTTAATTAAGGGGCAAGGTGATGACTTACGGCGGGCGCGCAGTTATGCACGCTCGAGAGCGACTGGTCCCCAAAGGGGCCGTCTGCCTAGGGAATGGCATCCGCAATCTCAACGTGGCGCAACGGTTACCAATTTCACCCAAGGACGTGATGTTGGGTATGAACGTCAGCAACTGTCTTATGACAGAGCTGTTTCGTATCTTACCTACCAAAAGTCCAAAGGTGGAACTGTTACACCTAATTACGCTGCGAGAAAGAAAGCTGGTACCCTTCCTATAAACGATTACAGCATGACTATGACAACCATTAAAGATGGAGGACGCGTCGAGCAAACGTGGTTTACCACGAATCCTGACGAATACTCTGTCCAATTTGGTCCGTATAGTGCTGCACTCGGTGGCGATTATGGTAACTTGGACCTATCTTCAGCGGCAAACACCACTGTCGATAACAAAGCCGTAAGAAAACTCATCGATAAGGCCGGGCAAGATGTGAATAACATCGCGCAAGACCTTGTTCAATGGGGACAGACTGTCAATATGATCTCCGATGCTGCGAGACGTATTGCCAGTGCTGCTCGTAACTCCGAAAAAGGAAACTTCGTAGGAGCTGCGAAAGACTTATGGCAATCCAGACCACCAGTGTATCGAAAAGGTCATGAACCGAAAGCCGGAAAGTCGACAGCCAATAATTGGCTGGCGTATCAGTACGGCTGGAAGCCATTACTTCAAGATATACATGGTGTTATGGAGTCTTTTGCCAACCTTAAAAAGGCTGACAAGACTGTCCAAACTATCCGCTCTTCTGCTTCAGGGGAGTTACAGACAAGTGATGATCTTATCATGAATACTGCAGGTTCGCCTCATATTGGAAAAACTTTTAAGTTGATCCAATGGAATACGAGGTATGGCCTGCGGTACAAGGTAGATAATCATCTGTCCGCTTTCCTAAATCAGACCGGCTTTACCAACCCACTAAACCTCGCGTGGGAGGTGCTTCCGTACTCATTTGTGGTAGATTGGTTTCTCCCCATTGGTCCTTGGTTAGAATCAATGACCGCCTGGAACGGTTTAACGTTCGTAGGTGGGTGGAGATCAAAACTAACACGAGTGACTACATACAACAGTGTGTCTTACGACGGACCTAAGTTCCCTTTCTTTGGTGCTGCGGACCCAACACAATGTAACATGCATGGGCATATTTTTGGAGAAAGGATAACCTATACAAGGACTGCTCTAACGAGCTTTCCTAGTGTACAAGTCCCTACATTCAAGAATCCCCTAGGCGTGGCACATGCGTTGAACGCACTTGCCTTAGTTAGGAGTGCTTTCCGGAAGTAAGGAGGTCACATCTGTTTAATGTTCTATAAAGGAGCAAGTTAATGCCCGCCATAGGCAGCATTAAAACAGCGTCGTTGCTAGGTACTACTGTTCGTACGAGCAGTGCTACTGTAAGCTATGACAAAACGTTCGACCCCGCCGGTATTGATACCAAGGGTGTTGCGCGATGGGAAGACCGTAGCGGCGGAATCGCCGTAGGTTTCCCTGCTTTGACGATGTCCCTGCGTAGGCCGACTGTTGGCTCACGTATGTACAAAGTCACAGCGAAGTTGAGCCTCCCGACTCTGGAAGTAACGGCGCCTACTACGGTTACGGGTATACAACCCCAACCGCAGAAAGCGTACGACTGCTCAGTTGTCATGGAGTTTATGCTGCCTGAGCGTTCGACTTTGGCTGAGCGGACTGCATTGCTCAATCATTGTCATTCGCTCTTTGCAGCAACCATCAACGCTAGTGATGACAGCCCGACAGATTCATCGGGTACGCCATTACTCGCGGGGGTGATGAACTTCGATCCGGTATACTAGTAAAATAGTATACCTCGGGGCCTGAAAACCCCGACGAAGTCCATCTAAACTCTAGGAGGTTATACCATGTCTTCTAAGAAGTATGGTTCTCAGTTCCTTAAAGGACTGAACAACTATCGCGTTTCGCCTGCGGAATCATCCGTGGCGATTGAGAAGTATCTGATGTCCTTAAATCATCCTCGGGCTCTCACCGTGTGGCTTATGTTCTGTAATAATGAACATCAGCAACTGGTTGATCTCGAGTTTGATCCTTTGCACTATAATGATCCACAGTGCATTAGGAGCGCTTACTCTGCTACTAAGTTCTTATCAAAATTCAAGGCATTAAACCTTGACTATGATCTGGACGAGGTAGCTTTAAAGAAGTTCGATGAATTTGAACTTCTATGTAAGCAGACAAATTCTCGCTTTCGTAACTTGTCGTTGGATCCCCTTTATAAGGGACCAACCGTGTGGCTGCACAATGCAGTCATTCGTAAAATCGACACGATACTGGGCGATTATGAGTCATCAGAGTTCTTTTCTTTGCCTGACTGGGGTCCTGGTGCCTCGACGCTCATAAAGCGAAGAGATGCCAGTGCAGCAGTTAAGTTCCAGAATGAAACTGGAATAACGCGTGACCTCTACTCCTTAATACCAACTGAGCTCATGGAGAATATGTATCCTCTGTGGACTCAGCATCTTAAAGAAGGGGCTAAATACCCCAACTTTCAGATCGGTAATAAGGTTATCACTGTCCCTAAGGATGCTAAGACTAATCGAGTTATCGCTGTTGAGCCGGGAATCAATCTATGGTTCCAGAAAGCTCTCGGTGATATGATTGGACTTAGACTCCGAAGGGTGGGAATTGACTTACGCTACCAGAGTCGAAATCAAGCTTTAGCTAAGGCCAGCTCAAAAAGCGGGCTATTGGCTACTGTTGATCTAAGCTCTGCGAGTGATTCAATAAGCAAATCAGTCGTGGAAGCTCTTTTGCCTCCATCCTGGTTTAGCCTACTTGATTCTAGTCGTTCTCACTTCGGCGCTCTAAAAGACCGGACTGTCTTGTGGGAGAAATTCTCCAGTATGGGGAATGGCTTCACATTTCAGCTCGAGTCCCTTATATTCTACGCGATTGCAAAATCGTGCACAGAATACATAGGTTCTGACCATGCGGTTAGTGCCTATGGGGATGATGTCATACTTCCGACATCAGCTTTTAGTTTGTTCTCTGAGATGATGACGTTCTACGGCTTTCGTGTTAATATGAAAAAGAGTCATTTTCATGGCCTTTTTCGCGAAAGTTGCGGAGCCCATTACTACTCAGGAATCGACGTTAAGCCAGTGTATCTGAAAGATACACTTTCGACCGTCCAATCGGTTTACCGATTCGCGAACGCAGTTCGTAGGATGGCGCATCGTTGGAATAATACCCTCGGATGTGATTCATCTTTACGTTCCACGTTTGATCATCTTGTGGCAAAGGTTCCTAAATCTTTTAGGTTTAGGATTCCCGAGTCACTTGGTGATGGTGGGTTCATCTCTAACTTGGATGAATCAACACCCGTGCTAGCCGGACGTTTGTTTCCAACCCAGCAATGGGAAGGTTACTTCGTCTGGCACGTGCAGGAGATAGCGAAAAGCTATCAGGAAGACAGAATAGGCTATCAACTAGCCGAACTCTGGCGCTTGTCGAAACGCGGATCGGAATCAATTCCGTTCCGGGAACGCCGTACTACACTACAAGCGGTTGGAGACCTGACGGCCTTAGACTTTGAGGGATTAGGACGTAACTCCGTCCCCCTTCATCGGGTTAAGACCAAGGTTTCCAAGAGTGTAGTTAGCCAGTGGGGTGATCTAGGTCCATGGTTATGACTTCTGATCTCTTTCCAAGAGATTAGGGTTATCGTCATGGCAAGCCTAGTATTACCTAGAGGTCCCCTTGCCGCTCTCTGAGCGGTGAGGTTTTCGGTTACTTATTTTCAATAACCGTGGAGGGATTAACTACTCCCACC